AATCTGGCTCTACGGTGACGTTGCCGGTTGCGGGGTTGTAGACATCGGCGAACGTGTCCTCGAAGGCATTGGTGGCACTGTCCGCGTCACGTAGGCGGATGGGCGAGCCACGCGGCACTCTCGAAGACGGATGAGGCCCCTTCAACACCTGGCTATCGGTGATGCTGGTCGCGGCTATCGCCGTGCTGGTGTACTTCACCGACAGCGGTGTGCGGTCGATGATGGCGTCGCGTATCTGCTCGCGGGTGATGCTCACTTCTTAGCCTTCTTCCCGCCGTGACGCTTGCCCTTCGCTACGCCCTTGATGGTGCCCTTGTTTTCGCTCGCGTAGAAGACATCCTCACCCTTCTTCTTGCCGTACTCGGCCTCCATGTTGGCTTTGATCTTGCGGCCCTTCTTAGTGAGTGGCACGCCGGACCCCCTTCGCAACGGTTTCGCCGTTGAGATATGGCAAACTGACAAGCCTTCGAGCATCGGCTGAACAGCACGGGCAGGAGAGGGAGATCACTTGCGTGTCAACCTTCTCCTCAAAAACGTACCCGCAGTCCTTGCATTGAAAGTCATACCTGGGCATTACTGCGCTAACCTCTGCGTATAGATAACGACGGTAGACGTGATCACCCCGCCAGCAGCAGGAGCCAGCACGTCGATGGCATCGTCACCCCCGATCACCGTCAGCGTCGGGTCGGTATAGAGCGGCCAGAAGTTTGCTTGGGTATTGGCGGCGAAGGTCTTTAGCGGCGTGTCGTACCCCGCACCAGCGCCGCAGTTCAGGGTGATGATCACCCCCGTCTCGGTCGGGCCAGCGCTGTAGTAGGCGTAGACGGAGAGGAGGCGCCGGGCCATCCCGTCAGGACTCGTGCTGATAGTCTGCGCTGTGTTGCCCGCGCTCGTCCCGACCCATCGTTCAATCGTGCCTCCTGCGGCCCGCCAGGCGGTTACTGCTCCTACTGTCATGTTTCACCTCCATGCTTGCCTTTCTTGTGAAGGTCAAGGGCAAAGCGCGGGTTCTTGGCGTCTGGCTTCGGCTTCCAGTCGCAGTCCTGGCAGTCGAACTCACCCGACCCCACACGCGAGACGGCCCGAACCTCCCCGTCTGGCGTGGTAGCCATCTTCTCCACAAGGGCTGCCAGTTTGGGGTTGTCGTCCACTACTGCCTTCCGCAGTTTATCGAGCATCGGCGCGTACTGGAGGGCTTCAACTCGGTGGAATGCCTCGATGTGGCCGATGAGCTTGGATCGGTCATGGGTGCGCTTGCGGCAGTCGCCGATGAAACACTCAAAGGGGCCGATGCCCTGAACATTAGTCGGTTCGCGGAGAGTGAACCGGCGACCCCCATCTGGTCGCCGCTTGGCGAGCCAGAGAGAGCCCTGGGCACCACGCGGGATGCGGCAGGGTACGCCGTACTCGACCCCAAAGCGGTCCATCTTTAGTTCCCAGCCTGCTGCCCATGCCCCCTTGTCCTGCGGTTCAATGAATCGCATCCCCATACCAGAGATGCCCGTTGTAATGGGCATGTTCTGCACAGGCTCACCTTCAGCCTCGCCCAGTTCTATCGCCTCGGCCTCGATGTCGGATACCTGAGATGTCATCGTTTGCCCTTCTTCCTGGGCCACATGCCGTAGTGCCTGCGGCCACTTAACTCGATAGCACGATTCTCGCGGAGTTCGTCGTAGAGCTTGGGTACGTCGGGTTTATCTTCCCGTTCTGGTACTGGCGTTCCCTGTACCTCCTGTGTGATGTCCCGAAGAGCAATATCGTCTATGTCACCGCCGAAGTTCGGCACGAAGAGGAGGGGCCGGTCAGAGTAAGGCACCTCCTGGTATTCGTCCCGATAGCCTCCGTTGGGGAACCAACGCCGGACTCTCAGGTATCGCTTCCCTGCCTCTAACTCCTCGATGGCGTAGACGATCTTGCCCTTCTCGCTCATGTCCTAAACAGGCCGTCCTTTACTTTCTCTGCGATATGGACTTCGCAGGCGACGTTCCTTACCTCGTCCTGATACCACCGCTCAACGTGACGACAGATGCAGGTTGGCCCGCCGTAGTAGTATTCCTTGCCGCAACAGATACAACGGTTCGGGGTCTGCGGATCAAAGTGGTGTCCAGGCATTGACGGGGCATTCTCAAACAGGTCGCCCGTCTCGTAGCCGTTTGTCATTAGCAGGACTCCTGCCGGGGGGTGGGTTTCCCCACCCCCCGAAATACAGCACTTAGCTGTCAATCGTCAGCCGGATGGAACTCCAGGCCGCAGCCGCAGCAACGCGCTGGACGAAGCCAACAACGCCATCCGTGACGGCGGCAGGCGGGCCAACCCGTGCGGCTACCTGGATGTAGGCCGCAGGGTTGCCCAGTACCAGCGTGCCCTGGGTGAGTATCGCAGCGATACCAGCCGTCTGCACCCACCCATAGGCGCCAGCGGCGATGGCCGAGCAAGCCGCACCCACAGGCGCCCCCGTGATGGTCGTCACTGGTGCCTGGATCACGCCGTCGTAGGGGTTCTTGATGAGGTCCACGCGGCTCGTGGTCGTCCAGGCGGCCTTGATCGTATCCCCTGCGGCAAGATTCAATACCAGCGCAGCGGAACCGGCGTTAGCCAGATGGTTGTCGATCTTGTAGACACGGCCACCGTCCGGCGTCACACTTACAACAGCAAAGCCTTCAGCGTACTGGTTCGCTGTGGCCGCTGTTGCGCCGGTCGTAACCGATGGTGTGCCGGTGCCCAAGGCCGAAGCCACGGCTGTAAGATTCACGTGGTTCGCTACGTTGGCCGCAGAGGTCAGAAGGTCGCCAACGACCAGCAGTGTCGGGGCGTAACCGAACCGATACTTACGCCCATCCTGCATGACGAGTTGTGTACCGAACGGCCACCGCTGGGTCGTGTACTGGTTGAACTGTTCGCCCGATGGGCCGAAGAGGACCAAAGGTGTACTCATGTTTCTCTCCTACTCTCTAACCATACCCAGGGTGGGTATGAGGTCTGTTCATAGGGGATTGCTCCCATTCGCGGCCCTCCCAGGCCGCCCGTTACGAGGTCGGAATCGTGGCGTCCAGCGTCAGGCTGACACCCAGCATGCCGTCGAGTTCGCCGAAGCCGTAGTCCTCAACGTAGGTCATGAGGACGGAACGCCCGTCATCACTCTCCCTAGTGAACATGCCACCGGCCCCATCGTGCTTGAACGGCACGAAGACCATCGCCATCTCGTGAAAGACCGCTCCGATGGCGTCGTCCGAGGCGTCCTTGGCGATGTTGGCGTTGGCGTAGACCTTGACACCGGCGATGTTGCCAACGAACAAGGACTGTTCGCCCCTGCGAATCAGTTCATCGCCCACTGCGCCCGTGGCCGCTGGTGTCGTGGCCTTTGTTACCGCGCCGGTCACGGCAGCCGTGCCGATGATGGAAACCCACAGCGGATGTAGGCTCTCCGGCCTGACTACCGCATTGAAGGGACCGTCGGTGACGTTGATACCTGCGCCTGCCGCGATAGCCGTACCCGTGGTGTTGGCGCCACCGCGCAACTGAGCAACGGCGGCTCCGAGGTGGCCGATGCTGAATACGGCAGCCGCAGCACCAACGCCCCTGTCGAGGCCCGTGAAGAGCCCCGAAACGTCGGCGTCCTTTTTGCGGTCCATAGCCTTACGCATAATGCCGCCGGCACGAGTCGCCGCCTTCTCCGACCACTGGGCCAGCGACTTCTTGGAGAAGTTCACCTGGAGACCCACCTCGCCAGGGGTGACAATGACGTTGGTAACAGCGATATTCTGCTGGTTCACCAAGTCCACGCCCTCGGTGAGACTGTAGGCGACCAGGGAACCGAACTTCGGCGAGTTCCAGGTCGTACCCCGACCCGACGGTAGAGGGTCATTGAAGACCAGGGAACTCAGGTTCCCGTCCATTTGCGGCGTCTCCCTAGCCGCAGCGATCATCAGTTTTAGTGCGTTTCCGGGGACGCTTGGGATGGTTGCCCCCGTAAACGATCCAGTTGTCATGATTGGCATTTACGTTCTCCTATCCCGCGTACTTGCCGTAGCGGGTCTGATACCATTGCTTGTCGGCGGGGGTGGCCGTTCCTTCGGCAAGGCGATCTAGTCGTTCCTCATCCGAGGACGATGGTGCCGGACTGCCAGCAGGGGCAGGTGGCGGCACCGCGCTCTTGAGCTTCTTCAGGCCCTCTTTCTGGGCCTCAACCGCGTCCTGCCGCTTGCCGTACTGTTCTAGGTCTTGGACTGCCAGCGCGTAGCCCTGCTGAAGAGCCTTCTCACGGGCCAGCGCGAACATCTCCTTGACCAACGGCGTGCGGGTGTTCTGGCGGTTGCTGGCTTTGAGGGCGGTGCCCAGCCTCTCCATGTCCGCTTCTGCCAGGGCACCCACTAGATCCCCCTGGCTCAGAAATCCCTCCTGGAGTTCGCGGTTCCAGGTCTGGGCCTGCCCCATAACCCAGGCATCTCGGTAGGTGTTGATTGCGTTCAGCAGCCTACCCTTGTCGAGCTGTCCCGTCCCGTCGTCCCGCGAGGCTTCCACCATGACCGCATCTATCTCGGCGATGGCCTTGCGGCCTGCCTCCATGATGCGGTTGGCGTCCTCTTGGGCGGTGGCTCGCTGGGCCTGTTCGGCAGCCAGCTTGTCGGCTGCCGCCTGCTCGCGCCGGCGGACGAGTTCTTGGACGTAGGGTGATTTGTCTCCCCTGCGCCGCACGACCTCTTCCACCACCTCGTCGGAAAGGGACTCGATGATGTCCGGTTCTGGGGTTTCGGGCTGTTCCGCTCCGGCCTCCGCCTCCGCCTCCGGTGGCGTCTCGGCCTCGACAACCTCTTGGATTGGCGGGGCCTCCTGCTCCGAATCGACAGGCGTATCCTGCGAAACTTCCGCTACCACTGTCTCCGTCGTCATGGAACCTCCAAATGAAAGGGGCCAAACCCCTAAAGGTCTGGCCCCTTCCTGAATATCCGCTGTTTGGACTTATCTAACTACCTTTAGCCTCCCTTGTCAACTACGGCGTGGGCAGGGTAAGCGGCGGCAGGTTGCCCAACCCCCCTCCCTCTGGCAGGGTGAGCGGGGTGAGTCCCTGCACGCCGGTAGTCCTGCCTCTCGCCCGCGCTATGTCAGCCTTGCTCGCAGTCTTGTACCCCAACTCAATGATGAGTTTGTTCTTGTCGGGATTCTGCCGACGGTATCGGTCCTTCTCGCGGGTGATCATGTCTTGGAGCCGTGTGTACCCTCGCGGGTAGTCGCGCTCGCTCACGTACTCTGGCCCCAGCCCCTTAGCCGCTGCGCTCGCCTGCGCCTCCTGCGTGGCCTGGGCGCGGTAGGCGGAATAGGACGGGGCAGTAAGGCCCAGGCGATCCTTGTTGGCTGCGTACACGGTATCGGGTATGTTGAAGTATTCCTGAAGCTGCTGCCCCTTGCGGAACATCTCCCACTGGGTAGGTGTCCAGAGCTTGTGAACGTAGTCCTCAACCATGCTACGTTCCGAAGTTGACAGGGGGGCCAGGGCCGCCTCACGCGCAGACATGAACTCGTCCCACCTCACCGCGCCGGTCTCGTCCTTGTACTGCTCGGCATCGACGGCGTAGTAGGCGGCTATGGCCGCGTCTACGGGGTTAGTGGTTTCGGCGTCCTCGAACGTGATGCCGAAGTCCTTTTGCGCCTGCTGCATCGCGGCCCAAACGTCCCTGTTGCGGGCGGTGGTACGGTCATCCCACTCACGAGCGGTGATCTTACCAGCATTGTAGAGGTCATCATCCGTTTGCTGGGCAGTGAGTTGTCCCGCCCTCACCTTGTCCACCTGGTCGTAGTATTGGCTCTGCGGCGTCTGTGGGCGGTCCTCACCCTCCTGCTCCAATTTGGTCAAGAGCCCAGCCACCTTCGGCGTCTGGTCTATCTGGTACTTAGTTGGCTCGTCCAGATTCGGGTCGTCCCAGCCCTTGAAGCCACGCGCCTTTGCCTCAGCGTCTCGCGCCCGTTGCGTGTCCTCCCATGTAGTCCCCGCCGATACGCGGGCACCCAGGAAGCTCGCAGGCCAGGTCCACAGAGACTCACCCTCTAGTTGGCCCTGGATGGTGAAGGGCAGAGCGGACGTGCCGATGTGCTTGAGGAGGTCGGGCGGGCTGTCGATGTTCTCGAAGGGCATCGTGTTGAGGCCCGTGGCGGCTTCTACCGCAGCACCAGCCGTTGTCATGCCGACCGCGCCACGGGACGAGTAGAACTGGAACAGCGGGTTGTCCATGCTCATCTGCGTCAGTTCCGGCCTCTCGCCCTTCCTAACCTTGTAGATGTCGGCACCCGTCGTTGCTAGAAGTTGGGCGATGGCCCTTACCTGACCGCCCACGCCGATCCAGTCGCCGTTGACCTCATGTGACATGAACTTCTTGCCCGCCAACGGGTTCAGTCCGGCTAGAATCTCATCCCAGGACTTGCCAAGTGCCAACCCTGTCGTTATGTAGAGTCCAGTGGCCGCAGTACCAAGTTTCCCAAGAGACTCCCAGGCTACGCGGCCCCTCGGATTCATCACGCCGTATCGGAGGTCTCCCACAAGAGCCGTGGTCGAGCGCAGGAGTCTGGGGGCAAAGGCCAGCCACATGGACTCTATTCCCCTCTGTGTCGGGCCAACACCTAACGCCCGTGTGTCGAGGCCGCCCGTCAAGTTACGGATGCTGGCCTGCAAGTCAGACGCCGTGCCCTTCCAGGTCGGCTTCATCGCTTCAGTCAGCAGGGCACGGGAGTAGCCCAACCCTGTGTTGTACTGTGACTGGAAGCGTCCGAAAGACTGCCGCCCAGCCTGCCGCAAGAACTGCCGCGCCCCTGCCCCACCAGGAACTTTACTCAGGAGCGCGCCCGCTGGTATGCCCTCGCCCGTCCTCATAGCAGCGAAGAACTCTGGGTCTCCCACAGGCGTCCCGTAGCGGGCCATCTCCTGAAAGGTTCCGAGGTGGTCCTTGATCATTCGCGCCTGAACCGTAGGGTCAAAGAATGCCTGGTAGTGCCGCAGCGTGGCACGACTCCATACCACGGGGTCTTTCCCAAAGACTAACAAGCCCTGGACGAAGGGTTCGGCAAAGTCACCCACGGAGGCTAGGAACCTGATAGCGTTGCCGAGAACTTGGTGTGCCCGCCCGACGACGTTGGCCTTGGGGCCGCCGCCAGATATGAACCGTAACGCATCTGTGAGCTTCTCGTAATCTTCTCTCGGCAGGAAACGGTTGCGCCACTTGACTATCGGGATGTACTCTTCCTGACGGCCAAACAACGCCCCCTTCGTCCACTGCGCCTTCTCCGCCGCCTTTCGAGAGGCAGTGTACGCACTCCTGGCCTTCGTCCATTCCGCCTTGGCGGCTTCCATCTCGACACGAAGTTCTGGTGTCGCCATCTCCAGCGCAGATTGGGATATTTCCTCTGAGCGTAAGGGTGAAAGCAAGCCTGCATCTAGATCAACCGTGGCGCGGGCACCAGTCTGCTTGTTGTAGAAGCTCACCGAGGCACGATTCGCCTCCCGGTTATACCCAACAATGGTGCCTAGATTCTCGCGATCTGCGGCTTTTACGCGGGTTCCTGGGGTGAGCCAGTCGGTTGCCACGCCTCGCTGTGCCAGCTCTCGCCGCACGGCCCTCTCGGCTGCAATGCGCCGCACCGTAGCGTCACTCATGCGCTGGAGAACCGGCTTCGGCATGATCTCTTTGGTCGTGACGCTCAGGGGTTCCACCGCCTCGCTCAGTTGTGCCTCGATAATCTCGCGGTAGGACTGCCGCACATGGATTCGCAGGTTCTCACGCGGGTCGCGCCCGTAGTTCGTGCCCGTAGCGTGTCCCTCAGCGGCCTCCTCATACACGCGCATCATGTGAGGGTCGGATGGCCTCTTCGGCGTGATGCCGTGGGCCTCCACGACCTTTCTAGGAACGTAGAACCACCCATCCTCTGGGGTGCGGGTTGCCAGCGGCTTGAGACCGTTTAGTACCCGCAACGCCTCGGCGTCGTCCACGATGCGAAGATAGTCGTCAATGTACGCCCTCAATGCGGGGTCCATAACGTAGTCACCAGGACGACTAAACACATCCAGCCAGTGGAGTGATGTGGACTTCACCCCAGGTTTCGGTGTGACACCCTTCAGGTTCTCGGCCTTGTCGATCTGCAAGAAGGGCTGCCGCCCGACGTATCTCTGCGCCTTGCTGTCAAGGCCCGCCTGTAGGGCCACCTCTGTCAACTGGTCGGCGGCCACCATCTGCCGCTCATAGGCGACGAGGGTACGGCCCAGCGGCGTGCCCTGGGCCACAGAGGGGTTGATACCCGTCCTCGCCACGAGGGCCTGGACAACGGGGTTATCTGAGGTCTCCACCTCGGCCACGACATCGGCGAAGGGCCGGAGTTCACCCGCGTAGGACGTGCCCCTGCCGCCGCCCATAGGGGGTAACTCAAACTCCGTAGCGACTGAAGGTTGCGCGGCTGTACGTACCGGCGGGTCTAGTCGCGGTTGGCCTGGCGGCGCTTCGGGGATAGCCGCTTTTTCTGCAACCGCTGGCACCGCCCCCTCCCGCCCTAGCACAGGGGCAGTTTCCGCAACGGGTGCGGCGACTTCGGGTGTCAGGGGTTTGGCCCCGATAACTGGCTTGACCTCGGCTACGGCCTCAGTTGCCGCGCCTTTCCCCAGTTGCCGCCCGATCACACCAGGCGCACGCCGTAGCAGGGGCGAGAATCCGCCTACGACCTCCGCCCCCATCTGTGCTTCGGGGGGCAGGCCCAACTCTTCCGCTACGCCCCCCGCGATGCCTGCGCCCAAGATGCTCTCGCCTGCGACCTTCAGGGCAGCCCCACTGAGGCCGCCCAGGGGAAGGGTGAGGCCGACAATCGGCGTGGTGGCGATCTCTGCCGTGCGGGCTATCGGTGCGCCCACCACAGGTATGCCCCTTACCTTCTCTAGCGCCGACTCAGGGATAGGTGTCTGGAAGAAGGTAGACGGGTCGCCGGCTAGGAAACGCTCGCCCCAACTCGTCGGCGGCGCAGGGTCAAGGACGGCGATCTCATCGAGCAAGGCCCCACGGTCGATCCCGCGTTCACTCTCTGAGATCATCCGCCAGTAGTCCTCGCGGCTGAGGTTGCCCCGCTCCCGAAAGTGGGCGGCAGTCGTAGTCAACCCATCGAAGCGGCTAGCTGTCTGTTGCCCGAATGGGTCATCCTTGATAATGCCCTGGTCTACGGCGGTCTGAAATGTCTTCGCCAGGTGCCCAGGGTCGCCATACTCGTATATGAACTCGCGGTAGGTGTCGGCGCTCATGGGGACGCCCGCCGCCACGATGTCGTTGTACCCCTTCTCCAGAGTCAGGAGGCCGACTTCATCCCGGACCTGCCGCATGGTATCTTGGATACCTGCGGGGGATAGAAGGGTCAGGAGGTTGCCCATCGCGCCTTCAGCGCGGGTAGCAGCCTCTCGTTCCTGCCGCTTGCGTTCCTCTTCCTCGGCAGCGAGGCGGTCATACAAAATCAAATCCACCGTCAGCACGCCGCAACTCCTTGTGGTATAATAGTGCAGCGGCGACGGCGTTGACCGTCCCGCTGCATGACACCAGGAGGTGAGTCCTGATGCTCCCTCATTCTACACAACTCCCCATGTCTCTGGAAACCGAAGAATGGCGAGCCATCGTGGGATACGAAGGCATCTATGAGGTATCCAACCTCGGGCGGGTTCGACGGGTGAAACCAGGCAAGCACACCCACGTCGGCCTTATTCGCCGCCCATCTCCCAATGGTGCCGGTTATCTTACCTTGGGTCTCTGGCGCGATGGGCAAGGGAGTGGGTATATTGCTGTCCACGAACTCGTTGCTGAGGCGTGGATCGCTCCACGGCCTCCAGGCCATGAGGTCAATCACAAGGACGGGAACAAGAGAAACAATCGACCGCAGAATCTTGAATGGGTCACACGCGGCGATAATTTCCGACATGCCTACAGACTTGGATTGAGAATGCCACCGTGCGGTGAGACCCAGGGCCAAGCCAAACTTACCGAGGATGCCGTGCGAGAGATCAGGGAGTCGAACGCAGAAGTCTCCTGTGCTGAGCTGGCTCGACGGTTCAAGGTAGACCCTTCGACCGTCTGGGTTGCGCGCTATCGTCGTACTTGGTGTCATGTCCAATAAGGCTCGGTGTGCTATACTTTTGCCCCGCCAGATGGAGGAATCGTCATGAAACTCCGTATCCTCATCCTGGCCCTCGCAGTAACCCTGGCCTTCGGTGCGGGTGCCTTCGCGCTGTACGTCTTCCCTGGCCGGTCCGAATCGGTTCGGCCCCCTATAAGTTGCCGGGGGATTCAATGCGAACCGACTACCGGACCAAGTCGCTGCGACCGCTTCTGGCAACTGATGGCAGATGCCCAAACAGATGGGGCGGTACGCGCCCTGGAAGTCTACCATCCCGACCATGACTGCTACCCTCGTGGTGGCACGGCCAGTGGCATATCTGGACTGCCGCCATTGTCGCTCGGCAACCTGCCACCGCTGACCCTGCCCCCACCGCTGATGCTGCCCACGCGCACGCCATAGTCTGAGTCAAATAAACGAGGGCGTCGCGTCCATCCCCTTCGGCATGAACCGCCCTATCTCCGCGAGATATGAGTCCGGGTACACCGAACCCGCCTTCACCAAACTGAAGAACGTATCGGACAACGTAGTGTCGTCGTTCAGCAGCTTCAACGTCTGCGGCGTCAGCGTCCTCGGCGCGGGCAGCTTCCCCTGCGAGAGTGCGTTCAGGAACTCGGCAGAGACGTAGGGCATACCACGCAGGGCGTTGTAGAGCAGTTGCGCCGCCTTCGCTGCGCTTGTCTTGTTCTCCTCTGTTAGGTCTTGGGTGGTCGGCACGGTAGATGTCGTCGCGGTAGGGCCTGCCTCGACCAGTACCCACTGACCACCTTGTTGCTGCCAGCGATTATTGGCGGGGTCATACGCAGTCTGGTAGCCAGGCGCACCGAAGAACCTGCTTCCTGCTGGTGGATTCGCCATCTCAGCCCCCCATCACCGACCTGATGCCGGCTTGCGCCGCAGAGCCGCCCAACATCTGCCGGAGCCGCGCCTGGCGGGCCGCTAGGTTCGTGTTGGCCGTGGCTCCGGCCACGCGCTGCGCGAGCGTCATGCCAGAGGGCGGTGTCCCTGTGGGCCAGAAGTTGGGGTTGTCGCGGGCCGTAGACCCTGTGGGCCAGAAGTTGGCAGTGGTCCCTGGTGGTGTCGGGCGTGACGCTACATACGTATTCTCTGAGTTTGGGTTCACGCCCCCTGGACCACCCCAACCACCCTGCCCCGGTGTCCTCTGCTGTGGCCCTTGGCCCGCAAGGCCCTGTAGTAGCATCCTGACCTGTTCCGGCGCTCGGCCCGCACTAATGAGTCTCTGGTACAACACCGCTGCGGGGTTGTTCTGAAGGGTTGCCAGGTCAGTTCCGGCATCAAGAGCGTCAAGAACAGCCTGTGCACCCTGACGTAGTGGCGCGAGATTGAAATTGGGCAACCCCCCCATCATTGGCCCGCCCAATGGACCGGTTATCGCTAGGTTAGTCATATCTTCACCCTCCTATGAAGCCCTGAAGTTGGTCAATGAGGCTCTGCACCTCTGGGCTGAAGCCCTGTGTCTGCGGGATGTAATCCCAGACGGGACTGGGCGTGATGCCAGCCGACACGTTTTGCGAGATCGCCGTGGGGCCGCCGCCCGCCTTCGCCAGATACTCCAAGAAGCCCACGGTAGAACGCGGGTCTGCGGCCATGTTCGCCACGTCCATTGTCAGCTTGGCCTTGTTCAAGTCGTTGGTCATCAAGGCGCTCGCCAGGTCTTGCCCCAACTGATACCGCAACCGTTCGAGGGCGGCGCGGTCAGCCTCACGCTGGGCCTCCAGTTGCGCCTGGGCTGAAATCTGGGCGGCGCCCGTCTGGGCGGCAGAGGAAGCCTGCTGGCGGGCAAGGGCGGCGGCGTCGGCCATCTGCTGCAACTGTATGTCGTACTGGTGGCCCACGAGGTCCGCGTTGTAGACCTGCGACGTTCCGCCTGCACCCGCGCCGGTGAACAAAGCCCCACCGCCAGTCGTACCACCTGTCGTGGGCGGAGCCAGCGCCGTCTCAGTATAGATCGGGTAGTTAGTGCCCGAAGAAGCGTTGATCCAGCGCACGGCATCGTTGTACTCGCTGACCGTGACGGCCTGCTGGGGGTGCCGCTGCACCAGCATGTTGTAGATTTGGCTGTTAGTACCTAGTGGAAACGCCATGTCACACCCCCGCGTTCTGCTGTTGGAATTGCATGAGGTACTGGAGGGCCTGATCGGTCTGCGGGTTCAACCCCGTAGTGATCTGGCTCCAGTCAACCGTGCCCACGGTGGGCATGGTCGAGCCTGGGATACCAGGAAGGCTGGTCATGCCCGCAGGCACGAGGTTGTCCACAAGGCTCGTGAGCAGGGATGCGGCTGTCTTCTTCTTCTCCAGGGCCAGGGACTCAGCAAGTCGTGCCGACTCGAAGGCGTCGGTGGCACGGGTGAACTGGTCTTGGAGTGTCTGGCGGGCAAGGTTCGCCTCGTTGTACGCCTGCTCGCCGCTGCGAGCCTCGATGGTGGACTGGATGTTGGCGATGTCGTAGGGCTGCATCTCCTGGGCGCGGGCCTCTTGGCCCTGTGCAGAGAGGAGTTGTTGCTGGCGGAGTTGGGCCACAAGGGGGTCTTCAGCGGCACCCCCGCCACCACCCCCGCCGTCACTCCCAGTAGCCATCGCCTTCTCCAGCGCCGTTATCTCCGCTGGGGTCGCGGGCAACCAGGCAGCCTCGCCTATATCGTTGATCCCTTGCTTGACGTAGGACTGTGTAGGGGGGACGAAGTATAGGCCGTAGCCGACATACACTGGTTCCTCGCCCTGTTGCTGGTTGAGGTTCACGATGCCGCCCGTATACGGCTTCACCGCCGTCACATCCGACAGTAGCCTTCTGACTTCCTCTGGTGATGCCATATCCCTACCCCTTCACGCCCAGCGGCGCTAGTTCAGATAGAACGGCCCGCGCCGCCTCTACCGCCGTCTCTGGCTGATTCCGCCGTCTTGCGATGTTCGCAAAATCTCTCACGTCGTCAAGTGCCTGATTGGGGTCGCTCCGCGCCAGGAGCCGCCACTCGTCGATGGGTCGGATGGTGTAGAGCATGAACCGGATGTCGGGGTTCGGAGGTTCGGTAAACGGCGGATACCCCGAAGCCATCATCTTATCGACAAGGTGCTCTACCGTCGCCACCAGACGGTCGGCGACATTCCTAGTCATGGCGTTCCACGTGGTCGGACTTAAGTCTGCGATTAGACGACTCCTCCCATACCCGCCTGGCCGCCGCTAGGGCCAAGTGGGACTGCTGCGGGCACGGGGGGACGCGGCTGGTTCAAGGTCGCGTCCATTCCAGGCGCAGCCGAGCCCGTGGGAACACCGCCCGCCTGCGGCGGGGTAAGCGAGCCCGCGAGAGGCTCACCGTTAGGGCCAAGGATTGTCGGAGGGGCGGGGGGTTGGCGGGCCGCCACCTTTTGCGCGACGATCTGGCTGGCTATGACTATGGCCTGATCTATCTGGGCGTCGTACATCTTCTGCTCCGTGGCCCGACGTTGCATCTCAATGCCGTCCTCATAGCCAAAGAACGACTCGTACATCTCAATGTCGTCGATCTCGCCCGCAGCCCTTGCCCTTCGGCCCTCCTCCCACATGGCGATACGCGACGTGGGACTCATGGAGGACTGGCGGACGGTGATCTCGAAGTCGTCTATCTCGTCAGCCTTGAGGGACAGCACCTCAGCGGTGTTCCCGCCCTCTTCTGTGCGTCCCTGGTTCAGTGTCCTAACGTAGAGGGTATCGATCTTGCCATCCGTGACTTCGCTAATAGCCTTCGCCCCGTCCAACACGAGGTAGAGGATGTCCTTGATGCCCTGACTCTGGATGGCGAGGGGCGGGTCAAGGTCGGTCATGGCAGCCTCGGCGATGAGCGCCTGCTGGTATCCCGAACTCACGCCCTCTTCCCTCACGCCCCTGAGCGCCGGGGCGGGCTTGTACCTCACCAACTCATCCTCGACGGAGGCGACGGCGCGATCCAGAAGTTGTGCGGCGTCGGTAGGGAACTCGAACGGGCCGACATCCCAACCATCGGGCCAGGACACGGTGCCGTCCTCATTAAAAGTGAGTTCGGGCTTCGGCTTGTCGCCCACCGGCCCAAGGCCCTTGTCGGCCTGGGGGCGGAAGGCCAGCCGCCACAGTCCGGCCATGACGCCGGAGTTGAGGCGAGCCGAGCGGAGCATATTGACCTCCTGGCCCATCGACAGCATACCGAGGACCAGCGGCTTCCACCGCTCCAACGGGTCGGTGGAGTTCGAGAAGTCGCCCGCCATAAACACCCAGGCGGGGCGCTTGAACAGGTTGTCCCACTTCCCCAAGCCAAAGTCTTTCTCCCCCGTGGGGGTGTGCGCGTTCAGTAGGACGCGGTGTACGAACCCGCTATCCTCGACGGAGGCGATCTCCACGGTCTCAGCAAAACCCCCGTCCCAGAGGTCGTCGTAAGTCTTCGGTTCGGCTGTCCTGTCGATGCCGGAGTGCTTGTCGTAGGTGAGGGAGTATTCGTCTCCCTTGCCGTCTGTGTACCGTTTGTTGAGGAGGTCATGGACGGGCAGACTCTCGATGGTCACGACGCGGCGGGGCATCTTCAGGCGATCAAACTCTACGAAGACGTTGAGGGCGTCGGGGGTCTCCAGGGTGAAGGGCACGCCCGCGTCCTTCAGGTAGGCGTCGATGTCGTCCGCTTCGAGGCCCTTGTCAATCCAGTCCTGGTTCCAGACAAGGTGCGCGCACCACACGCCGTCCGCGACCTGAGAATCGGTGCCTAGAAACTGAGCACTCGGATAGCCGCAGTTGAAGTCGATCCAGAGTTTGTCCAAGAACCGGCGGATTCTACTCGCCGCCTGCTGCGCCTTCGCCTCGCCGGACTTGGCGAAGACGAGGATAGAGACGTTGGCGGCGAGGAGTCGGTTTCTGAGGACGCGCACAGCATCGTCAATCTCGTATGTCCGGTGCTTGATGTGGACGTTCTTCGACCACCCAGGAGGCAGAGGCGGGTCGAGTTTCCGCTGCCGGAGTTGTCGGCGGGTAGCTCGGATTTCATTGGTCTCACTCCACTCGGTCTGAAGGGCACGAGCCATCTTGGCGGCGTCGGTATCTGTCAGGCCCATTGGCCGATCTCCTGCTTCTCCCTACGACTAGAGTAGGGAACGGACCACGAGAACAACCCCTCCATGCCCGCCGAACTCGGCTTTTCCGAAACAACGTAGGTGTTCTCATATCCGACGATGGCGTACCGCAGGGCGTCGGGGAAGTGGTCGTTGGCCTTAACGAGTGTGTCGGCGAAGGAGTCGCCGAGGTTCTGCGCCTTCCTCTGGTACGTCCTGAGTTCCCTGACGCCGTTAGGGCAGCGTTCGGGGTTGATATGAATGAGGTTGTCCCTGAAATACTGTTGGACGACCCTGACCCCGCCCTCCACGTCCTTGACGGGGCAGGGGCGAACGTCGAACCCTGCGGCGCGGGCGCTGCGAATGAAATACTCAGCCGTGGTCTCACAGAACCAGGCGGCGATCTTGTACCGCTTCTCCATGTCGGCCATGTGCGCCAGGAGGTCGGTGGTCGCAACCCGCCGCCCGTAGAACTCCTCTGGGCACCAGAGCTGGTTCTTATGGACGCCGAGGGGGACGAGGACAGAGGGGGAGATGTCGCCGAGGTCTATCCCCCCGACGCCTATCGTGAAGTCTTGTTCGCCGACCCACATATTCCCGTTGTCAAACTGCGGGTACACGAGGCCCTCGAACAGTGTGTAGTGTCCAAGGAGTTCCTGTTCCTCGAAGTCGGTGCCCCGATACTCGTCCTCCATGTCCTCGATGTACCCCCGTGGGAGGTGGGGGCGATTCTCATAGATCGAGGTGACGAAGACCTTATAGTTCTTCTTGCCTTCCTCGCCGAAGACCTCAAAGGACCAGTCATAGCCTCTGGGTGTGCCCGTCGCCCACATGCTGTTGACGGTGCCCTTGGGCGGTGGGAGGCGTTTACAGCCGAGGGCGACGCGCCATGCCTGGTAGGGGCAGTAGGCGTACTCGTCAAACCACACGTCGTTAGCCTCAAGGGAACGGGTCACGTTGGGGTCAGAGGCCGTGTAGAAAGTGACGATGGAGCCGTTCACAAACTCCATCTTCTGAGGAGGAGAACGGTCATAGGAGAGGATGGTGTCGGGGTTAGTCCACTGCAAGGCCGTCTCGATGATCCCGTCCCTGAGTTTGTTGTAGTCAGGTGCCAAGCATATCCCCTTGGTGTTCTTGTAGTTCCAGCGGCGCCGTAGCATCCTGCCCCACCCGCCCGTGGTCTTGGCACTGCCTCGACCTCCCCGCCAGAGGAGGAACGGCGTGGTGTCGTCGGTGACAAACTCCTCCTGTTTGGAGGCTTCGCCTGCCCCACGAAGGCCCACGTCAAGGATCAGGCGTCTCGCCTTCATCCTCTACTTCCTCAAACTCGGCCTCGTCCGCCCCCTCTTCGAGTTGGAGGGCCTGCCCGATGATCGGCCTATCATTGACACTGACAAGGATGATGGGCTGGAGGTTCTTGCCCGTGTGCTTGACCTCGACAGGAGGCTTGCCCAAGAGACGATCTTCAATGGCCTGGGCGCAGATGTGGCACCCACCCTTCTTCTTGAGGTGGTTCTTCCGCATCTCGGTAACGAGGTTCCAGGTCGGGCCGTAACGATCTACGACGAGGTCACGGGTATCAACCTCGCCCTTGTACCGGAAGTGGTTGCGGCTCCCTGTCTGCCTCGGCATCTCACGCTGGGCCTGGCGGAAGGGGCCAGCCTAACCCCAGGCCCATATAAGAAGGCCAGCCCGCCGGCTGGCCCCCTTCTGAAAGTTATGATAGTCCTTAATTGGTAAATGTCAAGTGGTCAAGCCCTTCATCACTTCCTCAACGCTGTCGCTGTGCCTTCGTACCCCGCCGGCCAGACGACAACCCATTCGCCGTCCTTCTCGTACCCGATCTCCTTGGGGCCGTCAATGACCAGCTTGAATGTGTCCATGTCGCAACCCGCCCTCGACAACTCGTCTCGGCACGCCTCCTCGTAGCTGGCCCTGATTTCACCCACCGGCTCACGTCGAGCCACGAAGTAAGAACACATCTCCATCACTTCCCCCTTACGGCAGCCAGTCCCACCAAGCGGCCCAAATGCCGATGGCGTAGACCCAACCCAAGCAGATGACGATCCAGAAGATGGCCTTCATGCCTTCCTCCTCCTCATGGCCCGTACCCTGCACGCAGGACTGAAGTACACCGGTCGCACCTTCACCATCTCCCCACACCCGCAGGCACAGGGAACAGTGCCTGGACTGAATGGTGGCGGGAATAGTTCGTCGATGTCCTCGGTCCCGTCTAGTTTGACAAGCCCACGGTCGGGATGGGCGAGCACAACATCAAGACCCGCTCGTGCCAAGAGAGCGGCTACGAACCGCTGCTCACGAGACATCGAGGCACCACCCGACTTCACTTCAGCAGCAAACGCCTCCTCAGAACCGCCTACTACCCTGAAGCATAGGAAGTCTGGCCAGCCGTTCTTGATTACTCTGTACCCGTCCGCTTCCCACTGCCGACGGAACTCTTGCTCCGCCTTCGAGCCCTGCTGGCTAGGGCTCGGCACGTCGCACAGCAATACCGCTTCCCCTCTCGCCCCTTGGTCGCTTTCTGGCACCACTGACATGGCCTCCATTTCCGCTCTTTCCGCTGGTAGTCACTCATGGCGAAATAAGTGTAACACATGGGGCCAGTAAACGCAACAGGGTGCCCACCTGTAACGCTGCGTGTCAAGGGAAGGATGTACCCCCCCTGAAGCTGGAACGCTAAATAATAGACTAATTCTGGGGAGTCTAACACTACCACTATACGCACCCGCACCGCGCCGCCTGCATCGCCCTTGCTTGCTGCCAGCCTTGCGCTTTCAGTAGTTATGTGAAGTATCGAGCCTGTGGCGCGTGCTAGGGGGCCTCTAGAGGGGGCTAGTTAGCTTCAAATAAGGCCGTCCGTCCGGCTATACTAGCTTCCAGCTTCAGCCTGCCCCGCGTGCATACTGATTGCGTACTGCCACGCGTTGCATGCACACACCTAACGTTGTTGACATTGTGTACTCATCTTGTCACGTATCGCAGGTGAACAGCCATTTACCAACTACTTGCTAACTTAATGACTATAAGTACCCTAACCACAGCGACACGTTCAGGCAGCACTTGACAAGCCTTAGAGATGGGCCGATACTGGCAGCGATAAGACCGGCGGCGATTTTTATTGACACTCTGGCCCTGGTCCCGACGCCGCCCGGTCTTATCACGGGGTAGCAAGGGACTGGGGCCTTAGTGTTAAGGGGATACGATGAAAGCACGATTCTATGTTCCGTGGCGCGACGATCCCCTGGAGGGCGAGGTCATCTACACAGGCAAGGTGCAACGTAGGCGCAATGGCAAGCTGGCACCGGGCAAGACGGATATGATTCACGTCCAAGTAGACGACGAGCACCGGACCGTTTACTCACTGCGGGCTGACCGCGACGACTGGGAAGAAATAGCCTAGCAGGGCAAGGGCAGGAGGGGATACGATGGCAGAGTTTGCAGACGAAACGACAAGGATCAAGCGGGCGCTTCGACAAGCTGGCATACCCTTTCGATACGTCAGACACGGAAGGGGTACAGCGTGGGGTTGGCTACATGTCGGACTCATGCGTGAAGCAACGCAGGCGACGCACGTTGAAGCCATACGAGTTGCCCAAATAGCCTCTGGGCGGGAAGGCGCTTTCAGCGAGCGGATCGGCACCGACTAGCAGGGCCATTAAGGAGGGGGATAGGAATGAATCACCTCAGAGTCTGGAACATCATCAACCCACCGTCGCCAGCGGACTTCTACGACGTAGCAAGTCCAGACGAGGCCCGCAAGCTCATCAACAAGCTCACGCAGGAACAGTTGCGGGATACCCACATCGTGAGCAACGTCTTTGGCCTGGAGGAGGAAGTCAACGGCGAATGGGAAGAGTGGTACAACGAGGAAGGCACAGACATCTTAGGCTTGGAAGAGTAGCAGGGCCTCTCGGCCCTCGCCCCAGGATACCGCAACGGGTGCAGCGTCTTGGGGCCAGCGCCGAGCTGGGGAAGGGGGATATGATGACAAGGTACAGCTACGCAATACACCTGCCCTATGGGAAGCAAGTAGTCAACGCAGACGGCAACCAGGCCAACCGCCTAGTGAGGTTTCTGCACAAGTCCTGGCGCGATGCCTACGTCGATGAGGATTACGAACACCGAAAGATGGTTGGCTCTTGGTTCGCGCAGCGTGTGGTTCGGCGGGTTCGTCGCGCCTACGGCGGGGCTGATCCCTGGGGAATCGCAGACGCTATCCCATTCATGGACTAGCACAGTCGCGCCCTAGCGTGAACTAGGGCGCTAAGGCCAAAGGAAGGTAGGTTCACAATGGCCCTGTTCCACATCCTAGACACACTCACCATCATCGGTCAAGTTTGGGGCCTCGCGGCCCTGATAGCAGCGGCCATCTGGATACTGGCCGCATGGAGCGCGTTGAAATGAGCCTCAGACACAACTTAGTCGCAGGCATGTGTTATGACAAGCCCCCTCGTACCTTGCGCGAGGCCAACGCTGACGCCCAGAATATGCTTCACTACTACGCGAACGGCAAGGCGACAGCGGGCCAACTGAAGCGGATCATGCGTGAGATTCGGGATCATCTGGCCCAAGCTGAGGGGCTGCCATGACCACACTCCCACCCGTTACCCCCGCCTTCAGGGACGCCGTGCGGGGAGATGGCGCAACGGGTTCGTATTCATTAGCGGGCTGAGAAGCCCAGGAGGTGAAGTGAGACCGTCCCGCCTACCCCGTGCCCTCACCGTCGCTGAGTGCGAGTGCCTGTTGGCTGCGTGCAAGGACGCAGAGCTGCGGGCGCTCGTGGCATTCTTGTGGGAAAGTGGCTGTCGCGTGAGTGAGGCGCTGGCACTTACATGGCAGGACGTGGATTGCGATGATCGCAGCGCCAGAGTCACCGGCAAGGGGCATAAGCAGCGGGTTGTGTTCTTTGTAGGGGTATTTGAATCTGGCGGGGCGCTACGATTGGCAACAGACGGCCTAAACGATACCCCCCCCGTGTCCCTGACCGCCCATAGGCCGCAAGGCCATTTCGCTAGATACGCAGACCCCCCTTGCTGGGCGTCCTGTGAGGGCACCGAGGGCCGCATTTGGGCAAGAACTCGTCAAGCCTACTCCCTGCGCCTGAAGGCCGCCGCGAAGAGGGCGGGGATTGAGGGCATGCACTTCCACCTGTTGCGCCACTCGTTCGCCAGCCAAATGCTGAACAACGGTGCCGACCTGCGAACCGTCCAGGAACTCATGGGGCATGTCCGCGTTGACACGCTGGCTGGATACTGGCATCTTGCAGACCCGCGCCTCCAAGCCCTTAGACAAAGCATTGTCACCGGCCTGCCACGAGCAAGGGCGTTCCTCTTGTCTCACCCCGACTCCTGGTCTGACGAACAAGCCTCACGACTCGACGGCTGAGCAACTGTCTCGGTGAGGCGAGCCCGGAGGTACGCAAGCAACTCATAGGTTGCTAGACTTCCTGGCCCGCGCCCCACACATAGCTGGACAATCGCAGTCGCCTCGTCCAGCACGGCCAGCGCGTAGCGGTCGGCAGCGGCCATGATGTCGTCTGCTAACCCAGCCTCCAGCAACCAGCCGCAGCGGATAGGGTCAAGTTCTGAGTCGAGATTCAGCCTAGCCTCAGCTATTGCGTCCATCATGGTGCCTCCTCCAACGTTCGGACTATCTCAGCCCACGGGGGCTTTGCCTCATAGTGCCAGAACACGTGCCGAGCAGCTTCCTTGCCCCTCATGCCAGCGGGTATGAGCCCACCAGCCGAGAGCATGGCGGCAGCAGCACCCCCCGCCGCCTGACCTGCGCCCGATAGCTTCCCCATTTCACAGCGCCAGGGGAGTTCAGGATCATCGGTTTTCCATACACGGAAGGGCTTGTCAGTGGTCATGGTGCCACCTCCACTGTCACGGCCAGCACGCTACACTCTCCCCCGCACAGGTAGTACAGCCCCGCCTCGCTCAAGTCGATTCGTTCTCCGAGCCCGTCGTTGACGGTGCTGCATCCGGGGCAGGAATCAACTCGTATACCCACAAGGCACCGCACTGGGAGCATGTCACCACCTGCCTCTTGTTCCAGCCCCTCTCCCTGATTTGCAGTAGTGTTCTCGCCTGCTTCTCGTCGCTGGCACACCCGCAGCCTGGTCCCACATGGAATGTCGGCGTACCAGGCGGGGCCGACGGCGATGATGGTGGGGTCGTCTGGTTTGTAGACTCCGTTACCGCACCCCAGCGGTCTGCCCGCATATCCCTCTCCGTAGTGCGTGGCAACGGCGCTGAATCGGACGGCTGGCGGGAAGCCATCATGTTGTACAGCAGGTGACGGATGTCCACTAGCAGATTGTGATCCGTCTCCTGGCACCACATCGGCGGGCTCGATTCCGGCGCCTCGGCGCCCGAGGACGGGGCAGGCTCGCTGAGGCGTTCCAGCACCACAACAATCCGCACCAGAAGCCTCTTGAGATTCTCGACATACGCTTCCAGGAGGTCGTTGTCCATCTATCCCGCCTTCCGCGGCCTGTTGGCAGCATCCAAGGCATTCTGAATCTGTCTGTCGCTCTCCCACCAAGAGCGTGTTACTGAGGCCGAAGACCCGTTGCGGCGTCTCAACGCCCGCTCGTGCTGCCTCTCGGCATTCGCCCGCGTCTTGCATAGGCCCCAGGCAAAGGTGAAGATCACGGCACACCAGCTTATCGCTAGGATTGCCCACGGGACTAAAGGATTCATGCGTTCTCCCTTCATGCGTTACAATCCCCACCGCCATCGCCAGAAGTAGTGTGGCGGCGAGGGCTAGGGACTTCAGTCCTTCCCTTCCTTGCTAGGTCGATCCATCGGTTCCTCCTTCTCCCGCCAGTGGTAGGCGGGGCGCTAGTGGACTCCCCACACCAACCACCCAATGCCCAACCCGATGAAGTAAACGAGTACCGTCCAAGCCGCAACCTCAAAGGTGTCCATTGTCCTTCACTTCTCCTTCCCGCCTTCCGGCTCCGCAGGTGGAAACGGCTCAGGCCAATCGCAGGAGCCACAGATCGTCCCGTTGAACAGCCCGTCGGCGGGCTCGCCACAACGAGGGCACTTCGGCGGCGGGGCGAGGAGGGCGCGGGCCTGAACACATATCCCCGCTTGGCACTCCTCAAAGGTTCGGCCATGCCCAATGTAAAGAGCAACGCCGTGATACCTGAGCGCATAGTCAGCCAGAAAAGTCCGCAGCGCCTTCTCCCGCTGCTCCGCCGCCTCTATCCGTTGACGGCAGATCGGGCAGTCATCATGCTCCTGTTGGTGGTGGGTCTCACGCAGGCTCATCACGCGCCTCCTTCCGGCTCCGCACGGGGAGCCATACCGTAACGGTTATACATCCGGCGAGTGAAATCACGATTACACAAACGGACAGCACCCGCCTGAATCGCCAGCAGCATCTTGTTCTCCGTGACATCATAGTGTGGGATTGACCCATTGGACTGAAACCAGACCCTCTTTAGTCGTAGCCGACGTGCGAAGGCGTGCAATTCCTCCACGTTGGCATCACTCGCTAGGTGATACCACATGCCGCGCTTCCAGCCGATATATGTCCGGCCATAGTCAACGAATATCATGCTAGAGGCTCCGCAGGCGGCGGAGTGAGGGCGGCGCGGGCCGCAACTACTGGTCCGTAATGGTCCCAGTCGTCCCGTGTCCATTGCGGCAAGGCGTGACGAAGCTCGCCCAAGGCCCAGGCCAAACTCTCCTCCAGCGCCTTCTCCCGCTGCTCCGCCGCCTGCAACCTCGCTCTTGCTGGATGCTCTGGGCAGCTTTCCCAGTGGTCCCGGTCTGACTCGTCCTGCGAGAGCGTTGCGCCACAGTGGATGCACTCGCTGTTGTTCCGTAGCGCCTTCTCCCGCTGCCCCGCTGCCTCTAGGTCGGTGCGCAGCTTACAAATGCAGCAATCCGGTGGCGGATACATGCGGTGAACCCAGTCGCATTGGTTAGCGTCAAGTGCCTTTGCCATCACTGGCCTCCTTCCAAGCTGCGAGGGCGGCGAGGGCTCGCGCATAACGGGGATGGTTGAGGCAGTTTGGGTCTCCACCCCAAACGAGGTCAGGATGGATGAAGTTCCTGGGCACACTGCCCAGGCCGCACCAGACACACTCGCCAGCCGCATCCATAGGCAACTCGTCCTTGAGTGCCTCTACCAGCGCCCTCACGTTCTCCTCAGCCGTGGCGGGATCTAGGCCGAGCCGGGCGCAGACTTTAAGGGCCTCACCGCCTTTTAAGATGAACCTAGCGCGGCTCATCGGTCTCGGTGTCGCGCTCATCGTCACCCTCCTTGCGGCACTCGTTCCACGATGCCCACGGTGCCCAAGTATTCGTAGTAGAGATCGATCACCCGCCGCACCGAAGGCTCTGCGGTAAGCCGCTCCTCGATCCACGCCACGGCAGCATCGTCGTCCATCTCTAGGTCCGGCTTCCCCTGGCGTTCGATCCTATCCGCCAGTCGCCGGAGTTCATCCGCCCAGTAGATCGCCCAGTGCATCTCCATTAGTCACCCTCCTTGCGGCAGCGCCGCCCTTTTTCTTTGATGATTGCCCGTTGGTGAATGTGAATAAGGTATAGAGATAGGTGCAGGGCGACACATTGAATTAATGTGTCTAGCCCGCACTCTCCGTCATCACCAATGGGGTCTCCATTGAATACAAAATCTCTCTCCCCTGGCGCGTTCGTGTCAGGCACGTGTCGGCTGCCATGACCGTTGAGGCCGTTTGTCGGCTGACACCAAGCTGACACGATACCGCAGTTGCGCTTGCCTCACCTACTTGGAGTAGGTATTCACGTATCTGTTCCTGTATCGTCGTGCGTCTCTGGGCGTCTATCTCTACGAACTCGCCGCGCTTGGCTGCCCGTACCCCTGAAAGCCCGTACTGGTCGAAGTCGTAGGCGAGTACCTGAAGGGGCGCGATAGGAACATCGTTGGCCTTGACCATCTTGAGGCCAATGCCTAACGTGCCATTGTTGGTGAGCTGGTGGAGGAGTTGCAGGCCGATGTCCTCTCCCGCGTCGAACATTTGCGACCCGTACTGATGGCCCTCATCTTGTCTGGGTGTGTGTGCTAGCGCCACCCAGGTTGGACAGATGCGGGAGAGGGTGTCGATGATAGCGTTCGCGGGGCGGTCTTCAACAAGTGACCCCAGGCCGGCCCGCGAAACAGAGTCCATGAACGTAACCTCGACGCCGTGCTTCTCTACGCTCCGGCGCGCCGCGTCCTCTATCTCCCGCAGTCCCTTGCCGCGTGCGTTGATGAACAAGAGAGGCCGCGTGGCCTCTATGCCCAGGGCTAGGTTGACAAACGATACGCGCCGCCGCAGTGAAATCTTGGCGCGTTCTAGGTTGATGAAGAGGATGGGCCGTGGCCGTTCCACTCGCCATATCGTCTGCACACCCGCGTCAATGGACGCGGCCATCAAGAGGGCTGAGTACGATTTCCCGCGCCCGGGCGGTGCGAACAAGATCGTTCCCCCGCCCATGACGATGTAGGGCTCAAGGGCAAACTCGGTCGGCGCTATGTCGGCGTCACCAGCCATGAACTCGGCCTCGAACAGCGAGGCGTAGGCGGCCCATAGCCCCTCAGAGAACACGTCAAGCGTCTGCTTTAGGGCGGCGTTCGGTAACGCCTGCTGGTCCGGCTTCAGCATGTGCTTGAAGGCGCTGTTGACCAACCGCACACGGTCGGGGTCGCTCTCTACATTCAGCCCCGTCCAGGCCAGGGTATGATCGTCGAGGCGGATGAAGACGCGGGCATAGCAGGAACCGCGTTCCTTGCGGATAGAGTCGGCAGAGATGATGAGCGTTGGGCCGCTCTCTAGGGGTTGGCTGTACTCAGCCCGCTCCCCCTGCCACTTATAGGTCAGCATCAGCGCGGTATCCCTTCCGCACGGGGCTCGCGTGAGGTGCTTTCGCCGGTACTGGCTTTGGCGGTGGGTCTCGGAAGGGGCTGTAGGCGTCAACGGTTGCCACCTTCTCCCATTCATCGGGAAGGGGCGGCTCCGAAGGGGGGGAACAGAGATGGGGCACGGCGCAGTGGTACGGCCCCTCCTGCATACTTCGGGACCGCCCCGCCCAAATGAAGGGCAGGGTCAACGGCTCACCGCATACCTGGCAGGTGGTCATACCAGCATCGCCTCAGCCCGCATCAGGCGCACCACATGGCGCAACCGTGGCGTCATTGTGGGCCGCCACACGACCTCGATAACGTCTAGCGTCACGACGGCATGGCACCCGTGGCCGCAGCCGAACCGCCCTTCGATGCAGCGGGCAAACAGCGGCACCGCTACGCGCTCAGTGTTGCTACCGTTCCGTCTGTCGCGGGTGTAGCGATGCACCTTGCGGATAGACGCAATCGGCCTCAGTTTCCTGCAGTGTAGGCACCAGGCAGTCGGGTTGGTCATGCCGTTTCCTCCAGCCACTTTCGGATCATCCTAACCACTTCGCTATCATGGCCTTGGCTTCCCCGCGTTCCACCTGCTGCGGGGTAAAGCGCACCATGTGCCAGCCGTTCACGAAGGCGTGCCACAGCCGTTCGTTGTCCTTGAGAACACCGCTCACAGAACCATGCGCTTGCTTCGAGTAGATGCCGCCAGTGACCTCGATGAGGAAGAGGCGGTGCGGCCCATCGACCGTTCCCCCATTCGAGCCAGCCGCAGTGAAGGTTCCGATTGGGGCCGTCCTCCACACCGCGAAGTCGGCCCTAAACTTGCGCGGGGGGGCATACTGGTACTGGCGCTCGAAGTGCAGGTCCAGTTCCTCTAGGTGTAGCGCGAGGAGGTCTTCCGCTGTCGGCAGCCTCACGGCAGGCCCCGCGCAGCCCGCCAGCTCGCAGGATGGCGTGTAGCCGCTGCGGACACCGTGGGCTAGGTGCTGTTCATGCGTGATCGGCATCCTTCTCCTCCGGCAGCCGGCCTGTGCGCCGGACGTGGGCGATAGCGTCAAGTCGCCAGTTGATGAAATGTGTCCAAGACCAGTTCCACCGTTCTCCATCTGCCGCTTCCAGCCCCGCCAGCAGGCCGTCGGTGAAGCCGGCGGCGTAACCCTCCTCTTGCCCCCATCGGCGGCCCTCGTCATAGGGCGTTTCGTAATCCACTTTTGTCATCTCTGCCTCCCACCTTCGGCAACTCGCCCGTGGCTTCCACGTCACCGATAGCGTCTTCGAGTTCCTCCCATATCTCAGGGTAGTAGTCTGGTGACGGCCCCCATCTGTCGAGGCCCGCCTGAGCGAACCGTAGCCCCGCCAGCAGGTCGGCCTTGTAGCCGGCGGCACGAGCCTCTTCCTGAATGGCCTCGATAGTCCGCTTGGTTGTGGGATTGCTGCCGTAGCTGACGGGGCCACCCTCACCCGTTACGGTATCAATGGTTGCGCTATAAGGGTGCGGTGGTTCCCCAAGTCCGCCTGGTGGTACTGCGATCATCTTCTCCTCCTGTTGTCCCCCAGCGCGGGCGAAACTAGGGAAGGAAAGTCCCGCGCCAGGGGTTGCGGCGGGCGGGGCCTACACGCTGACTATCCGGCTGCTGGGTACCCTAGTCACTTACCCACCACCCCACCTCGGCCTCTCCCGCCGCCTGGGCGGGCTTAGGGGCATGGCCGCTGTAGCCTGCTTCAGTGGCGCTTGCAGCGATTCCTTCCCCTAAGTCGGCCCAGGCGAGGGGCGAAACCCTCATGTCTTCTTCCGGCGGTGTACGTTGCCACACGAATCGCACTCGCACATCTCCGGCGGCACCCGCCCCTGCCGCTCCCGCAACCTCTCCACCACGGCCTGACGAGGATTGTCCAATAGCGCACCCGTTGCGATTTCTATGGCCTCGTCAGGATCGGCGTCGGTGGCAATCGCGTGAGAGATTCTTCCCGATAACAGCTTCCAGTCGTCGGGCCTGTCCTTGAAGATGGGGTATTCCTTCGCCCAATACTCCAACTGTCGCGGCGAGTACCCCCGCGTCTGTCCGGTGTAGTCGCGCACGAACTCGGCCAGCCTCTCGGCCCACCGTTCCCCGTACCCGTAGCGCCGCTGCCATTCATACGCACACTGGGCGACCACCTGCACCATGTCCGCCGCCCTCTCTAGGGCCTGGGCGATAAGCATGGCTAGCTTCTCATCGGACCAGTAGCGCGGGTCGGGTGAGTCTTCTTTCACCGTAAGCGCCCGCTCGCTCTGCACATGGCCGTCGAGTGTGGCCGTGCTCACGAAGTCGCCGTTGAGGATGAGCTTAAACTTCTTGGCGTGAAGCGCCTCGTGATGCTCACGGCACAGACTCACGCGCTGCGGTTCCACTGCCGTCCCGCCCATTCCCTTCGAGGAACGGTCTTCTGGCTGGTGGTGTTCAGGGACGGCGGGCCGGCCACAGCGCATGCAGACGGTGGTGGTGTCTGTCGTCATTCCCCCTCACCCTTGAGCGGTGTCAGCCACACGGCGTAACCGCATTTGGCACACTTGAAGTCTGGCTGGCTGGCCTTTGTCTTGATTTGGCGGTTGTCCCACCACTTGTCCTGACAGACACACAGGCCCTTCTTCTGAGCGGCCAGGGCGTCCAGCGCCTCTTGCGGGAGCTTAGGGAGGGGGCGGTTAGCGGCGGGCTTGGCGGGTGCCGCTGGTGTGATGGGTGTCACGTTGGCCGGCGTTTCCTCCGTGGGTGCCGCAGCAAAGATGGCGTCGAAGATAGCCGTAACCTGCACGAATTCCTGGCCCAACTCCTCTGCCGTCTCACCCCGTAGACAGACCAGAGAGCCGGGTATCCGCTCTTCCTTGTATGAAATCTGGAAGGGGTACTCCGTTCTTACTTCAGGCATTTATCACCAGCCTTTCCACGCCCACCTTCAGGTCCGTAAGGCTGGCGAGTACGTGATGCACGTTGCCGGTCGGGTCGGAGTACCCGTACTCGTACCCGATCCCGCCGTCCTTGCTGCTGGACTTCGTTACCTTTGCCCACGCTTGGGGCGTCTCTGTCTTGACTTCCTCTGTATCAGCCATGTTTTGCCTCCATCCCTGCGGCTTGTCCAGCCCGTAGGATGCTCCAGTCGGGCACATCGGCAAACTCGTACATCGGCCCCGGCTCGTGCCGCCTGAGTGCCGACAGCAGGCGCTTATAGTCACGCCGCAAGTCCTTCACGTCTTTGGCGAGGCTGCCCAGGGTCAGCCATACCGCTGCCATTTCATCCGTCTTATTAACCAACAGGTACCTCCTTCTTCAACGTCCCGTTCCCTCACGGCTACCATTCTTGTTCCGCTACGCTCTCCGCAAGTCCTGGCGGTAGGCGCTTCACCTTCGGACTGCACTCGCGGCATGGGGTCAATATCTCCTTGATCTGCCAGCGGTGCCTGCGAAGGTAATCCTCAAAGGCAAGCGGTATCGACTCGCCGTGGCAACCGCAGTAGTAGTGCCCGCAGGAATACTTCAAGGCGTATTGCTTCACAGCAGCACCTCTGCCATGTGCGCCCGTATCCGCTCCCCAGTACCAGCCCGACCATCCGCGATCATGTGATGTCTGCGGCAAAGGAAGGCGATGTTACTCGGATCATTGTTGTTTGCATTCCCATCGATGTGGTGGCGCTCACCCGTCTGACCACAGACGGAGCATGGTTGAACATTGTAAAGGCGGCGGGCACGCTTCCTGGCGGTGCCGATGGGAGCCATAGCACCCTTCCAATTGGGGTTAGCTACGCTGCACCGATGGCCTGTCTTGAGATAAAGACGGCCCGCCGAGATGTCCTTTTCATCAAGGGATTCTCTGCATCCACAGACACAAAGATGTCCGACCTTAAGGTGCCTGCGCCGACTGACTGACTTTCCCCAACGTGGCATGTCGTTGCTCCTAAAGTAGACTTGCCTGCTTCACGCCTGCTGACTCTTGCCCCATGCAACCAGTCCAGCGACGGGCTATCTCGTCCAGGCCGTCCAGGCTACCGTGGAGCGTGTAGAGGGTCTTCTGGCGACCACAGCGACGACAGTGAACCGTGAACTTGTAGCCGTGGTCGGTGCCCACGTCGTTCAGGATTTCAAGGTCGTGGGGGGAAGGGCGGTTAGGAGTTGTCATGGTAGCCACTTCCAGGTTTCACGGTTGATGATTCGCCAGATGGTGTGCGTGCAAACCCCGTACTGGTGAGCGAGAGCCTCTAGGGAGTGGTGGTCATCTCTAGCACGGCGAAGGCCATTCCGTGCCTGGCGGATCGCCTGCACGTCAGCCTCGGTCAACTTGGCGTTGTAGTGGCCCTCACCGCGAGGTATCCGTCCCTTGGCTGCGGCATCGCCAATGTTATCTAGGGGCCTACCAAGGTAGAGGTGGTCTGGATTGACACAGGGGGGGTTATCGCAGGTGTGGCAGCAGTCTATTCCCGCAGGAATCGGGCCGATGAAGAGTACATAGGATAGCCGATGGGCATAGACCCTCCGGCCAGCAACACTGACCATGCCGTATCCAGCAGGCAACCTTGCGCCTTGCCAAATCCAGCAGTCACCAGAGGTATCCACGCGGGAAAGAAACTGGTCAGGCGTAATCGTATGGTCAACTATTGATATATAGTGCGAAGTGAGACGGGGATTCAGTTCAGTGGGGACAGCGCCCTGTACCCGCGTGCCAGCATCTCGGCGGCCAAGTACTCCGCCATCTTGGGCGTGACTCGGAGGCGGCGTTGGAACAGGGCGGGACTGCACCAACCGTATTCTCCAGTCAGGAATTCGGCTCTGTCGATGAGGAAGGCGACTGGCGCGAACATGCCGATTCTCCAGGCACCACAGGCGGGGCATTCAGAGGGTGCGAGTAATCGCCTGTCAGCATCGCCTTTGCCTTCTCCACATCTTCAAGCCGCCACCGCCTCTGATTCCCCACTCTCGCGGACGCGGGCGGTATCTTGCCGAGGCGTTCCCATTTTAACACCGTCGTCAAGCTGACGCCTAACATCTCGGCAACCTGAGACGTGCGAAGGGTTCTGAGCGAAACCGCTGCTCGTTCTTCCACATTAGCCTCCATGCGCAGTATCGGGTATCCTACACATCCTGTGTAGAGCCATTCGGCAGGGCCATGTGGCCCCTCTTTGCCATCCCCGCCCCGTCTGCCGCCTTACAATACACGTACCCAGGAGAAAAGCAAGAACATTATGTCGTGCTAAGGGGTTATTTGAAGAAAATAGTTCCCATGCCCGTTGTGCGTGTGTCGGGTACTGGGAATGCTACGAATGATACTATCACCCACCCCCATTAGGCTCAAGGCGCGATCTTGTGTGCAGAAGGCTCAGTTTTCTTCACCCTTTGGCATACAATCTAGCCAACGCCTTGAAGTCGGTGAACTTGGGCCGCAGGTGGTAGATGTGGGGCCTGCCGTCGTCGCCCTCCTTGATGATCGCAGCCCCTTGCCGCTGCCTACCCCGTGCTCTCGCCGGCAGTCGGCAGGAGACATACTTCAGCTTGCGGGGGTCGAAGCAGCCGCCCACCTCGACGGCTTGGTGACGGTCGGCGCGGTCGTAGGTGGTGCCCGCGTAGTGGGTGTGACCGAGTACGCAGTCTGTGTCGTAGGTCTCCATGACGTAGAGGCCGACCTGTGTACCCGTGCTGGAGGGATGGCCCACGAGGACGCCGTGGACGCGGACGTAGTGGTAGGGCGTGAGGCGGATGCGGTCGTCTTTAATGTATAGCGCCTCGATGGGTTGCTGGTCTCCCACGATGAGGCCGAGCATGTTCCGGGCATCCTCGCTCATGTTGCGTACCGCCCGCCTCACCCGTTCGCCGTGGTTCCCGGCGTGTACGTCGATGCCGTGGGGGAAGTAGCCCAGGAGTGCCGTCGTCAGGTCTTCCCAGGCCCGTATCTCCTGGTCTGGCGGCATCCCGTCCCGCTCGAACCAGGATAGCCAGTTGACATCAAAGCCGTCCTCGTCCATGACACACCGCTGCACACCCCAGGCTTCGGCTACCTCGCAGACCTGTTCGATGAATCGCGCATCGTGGTAGGGAGTGTGGGCGTCAAGCAGGCACACAACGTCTTCGTTGATACGGGGGGCCTCATTCCACCTGGGAACGGAAGGTGCTGGTATGCGGGGCCAGCGTGCGGCGGGGTCTCGTGTCCAGCCCTGCTCGCTGGCGATGTGGGTGACGCGAGCCCACTCCCCAGTGTAGCCGCGTTCAGTCAGCCAGGAAAGGATAGCGGGTCGTGTAGCGCCCCGCTCGTACATTACCCGTACTTGCTCGCGGTCCTCGCCCTGAAGCTTGACGGTCATGCCTTTAGCCACGGCGGGGGCTGATGCCGTTCCATTTGAAGAATGGCTACCTTCGGAATGAGGACGATACTATCGGCGTTGAAGTCGTCCTCTTCGCCTTCAGACTTCATTCGGCCCCCTATCGCTGCGGTGATCGCAATACTGTCTTCTGTCTCACGTAGCAGCCAGCCAACGCTAGTACACGGTAACGTGTCTTCGGGCGGCAGGGTACGATACCAGCCGTGTTGCCCTGAACTGTCGAGCCACTTCAGATAGACGATCTCGGTCGGCTCCTTCATGCCTTCCCCATCCGCTTGCGGGCCTGCTTCTTCATCTCAGAGACGCGGCCCGCGCTCACGCCCAGCGATAGGCCGATCTCCTCCGTGGTGTACCCCGCCGCTGTCAGCATAAGGGCCTGCCGGTGACGGGGGGAGAGGGTACGGAGCTGGGCTTGGGCGTCGAGGCGCTTGACTGTTTCGGCCTCGAAGCTAGGGGTGGAGAGGGACTGCGGCACAAACCCCGTCTGGGGATCGGGGTCAGCGTCAAGGGAGCAGTAGGTAAGGAGGATGTCGCGGTTCCGACCCCGCACGTACCACGCTCGCCAGTCGTCTTTGTCCCAATGGCGCAGAAGCCCCCACCACCAGCCCATCGTACGCTTAGTGTCCACTGGAATGTCCACATACTTTCGTGTCTACCGCACACCTAGCGCGCCCCAGGGAATGTCCACTACTTAGGCCGAACGCCGATGTAGGCCAGCGCGTCTGCGATCTCCTGCCAGCGGTCTTGATTCGCCAGCATCACGAGGTTGGCCCGCATCTTCACCACAGCCAGGAAGACCTCATCCTTCCGCGCCTGCTGCACGTCAAGTATGAAGACATCCCAGACAAAGCCTGCCCCTGGGTCTGAGCGTTGGTTTGAGACCTCGTAGTGACCGATGATGTGCTGGTGGTCCAAGGGGATCGCGTAATGGGTGCAGCGGTCCTGGACTAGCGCGACAAGCGCCTTCCACTGCGGGCAGCCAGGCGGCATGGTCTGGCCGATGCTTCCGGCATACCCCTCGATCTCTACCGAGAGAGTCTGAAGGTTCAGGTTCCTGTTCGGGTCCGCCCAGGCGGGCCTCGGCTTACCCTGTAGGGCGTTGGCCCAGGCGCCGAGGCGTTCCGGCACCATCTGGTAGCAGCCGCCGGCGTGGGAAATGAAGTAGTGGGTACTACCGCTACGGTTCGGATCATCGAAGTAGAGCGGCGTGCTGCTATGGGGGTCGGCGGGCTCCTCGGCGGTGTGCAGCACGAATGCCCGTGGCTGGTTCACGAGCTGATGAGCGGAGTCCTCCGCGAAGGAACGCGGATAGCCGAGGTTGGTCTCAGAGGCGGGCCACGCAACGCCCATCTTGTAGTCGGGTTTGAAGTCCATAGTCTTGTCCTCTCGGCCCCTTTCCCCCCAATGCCCGCGCCAGCAGGTCGATGATCCGGTCTTGGCCCGCCGGACTAAAGCGGTTGCTCGCGCTCAGGTCGGTGCTGTTGTGCGGAGGGCACCATCTCAGATGCCCCAGCGTCCCTTTGACATGAAGTGGAGCCACAGCCATGTCCACGTCCCCGTCAGTAGCGCCCCCACGCCGAACCAGAACACGGCAGGCACGCCAAAGTGATCCCACACGACCTCGCTCAAGGTGGTCCGCCCGCCCTCATGGATGGCAATCCCTTCCATGACGCCAAACCATGCCAGCCAGACAGCGGCCAGGAACGTGCCCGACACTACCCATGCCAGCCAGAGTGTGTGCGAGATCATCGTGTCAGTATCTCTAGCACCACGCCGAGGAGCGTCCCAGCTACACCGACGACGAGGAAGTAGAGGGCGGTCTCGATGCGGCCTATGCGATGCGTCAGGCCATTGAAGATGTACCCGTGCATCTCAATACACTTCTGCTCTACCGTAGCCAGACGCTCCTTGATTATCGGTTGGTCGGCCCGCATCTCACCCTCCTACCATAGCCACTAACCTGAATTCAAGTGTTCCCCCTCTTTGTCCTGGGCGGGTAACGAGGAAGGGTTCGAGGAGGGCGACGTGACCCCCTTGTGATAGGTGCCCAGCGATAACACACAGTCGGGGGTCGAGTAAATCAACTCTACCTCGGAGGGCGGGTGCCACGGGAGGTCTTGCATGTCCATCCAGAGATCGAAGTATATCCGTGGCCTCTTTTTGGACTTTATCCCCTTCTTCGGTCATCCCGACACCTCCTAGCAAATGAATATGCGCCGTGACGGTGGCGCGGCTGCTGCTGTCCTGTACGCCACATACCCCGCGAGCATCGTGAGGCGCACGTTCATCGGGTCGCTCGCTTGGGCTTGCCGCCTAATGCCGAGCTCGACGTTGGCGTTAGCTGCCGTCGTCCCCATGTCGCTGACCGCCCAATCGCCGCCAGCGGGGGACTGTTCCTGAATGTTCTGGGTGGGGGTAGCGTAGGTGGGCCACGCGCCGCCCCAAATCTGTGAATCAAACGTATCACTGGCTCCCAACTTGAAGATGGCATCGCCGACGTTCGCATACGCGCCCGCTACCATCTTCATAGTGCTGAGCATCGCTACGCAGGCGATCTCTTGATCAGCGGGGATATTGGCATTCTGAAGGCGCATGGCGTAGGTCTGGCGCTCCACCGCTGTCCCCGTGCCGCACTCGTCGGAAGTTGTGTCCCCGTCGTTGTCCGGGCTGTCGTCCACGTCGGCAGCGTTCCCAGGCCACTCGTCATAGGTGCCTACCGCATTGGGCGTGTAGCCCAGAAGGTATGTCGGAGAGGCAGGGTCGGTGTTCTCGTAGCTGCCCGAATTGTCATTGCAGTAGATGTCGCTGATGTAGAACGACGTGCCACAGCCGGCGACTCCCTTAGCGCGGACAGTGCCAAACGTCATGTCGTAGAAGGCGCTACCCTTGCCGCCACCCGTGTATGTGGCCTCGGAGACCCAAGCTGACCCATTCCATAGGTAGAGGGTCACAGCACGGTTAGTAGCGCCTGATTCGTCAAGGGTCAGCTTGCAGGTGTAGGTGGTGGCTTTCGCTAAGCCTGTGCTCCCCGTGGCCAGGACAGTACCTGCGCTGTCACAGAGGGTAAAGTTGTAGACCCCACCTGCGGTACGAGCGATGCGGAGAGAGCTTGCACGGTCTACCGCTATGGTGGGGATAGTCGTGAATGTCCAGTTCGTGCCCGCCGTCATGTCCCCAGACATGCGGACTAAGAACGTCAGCCATCCGATAGTCGGTGTGCCCGCAGGTCGGTTCCTGCGCCCTGTCAACGTGAAGGAGTTGTTGCCACCCGTCACATTGTCCGCGCAAAGCCACGTCCTACCACTCGGCCCCATAGCAGCCAGGGTTGCGTCGGAGGCTTGCAGTTCGGGGTTAATGATGGGGTACAACTCATCAATGCAGCCCCGAAATGCCGTTGAAAGGAAGTAGACGGTCATTAGCCAACCGCCTTCCAGTTGGCGGGCACGTCGAACACGTACAGTCGCCATTCGCCGTGGTCAACGTTCTTTGTTACGTGGTAGTCAGTCCTCACCCAGCCCCATTCGGTACGGCCTACCTCCTCGCAGATCGCTAGGGAGTCCATGTCTAGGCTGATGGGGACAGCTCCCCAGCACCGCTTCCCCCGATACTGGTAGAACCAGAAGCGGAACAGAGCCCGCAAAGCAGCCCTCCGCTGTACGACAGTCAGGCCGAGCTTCGTAATCCAGATGTTGAGTTCGTTGGCTGTTTCACCCGCATGGGGGCCAGCGGGGATGATGTTGGGTTGGCAGTAGAAGAAGCCCAGCTCGTCGGGCTCGATGTAGAAGCGACAGTTGGTGCGGGCCATGAGCGTTAGTACCAGCGCCTTGTCCCACACGACCAGCGGCTCGAATGGTGGCATGGTGTGTTCCATGATGGGGCGAGCCGCGTTCCAGAGAGCGGCGATGGTGGGGGCGTCAGCGGCGGTTGCTAGGCGGGCCATTAATCCACCGTTCCTATCACGGTGACGTGCAGTTCGTCCACAGTGCCGCTTTTCGCCGTAGTTTCCAGCCACACGAACGAGTCCGCCACAATCGTCGCGTCGTTGAAGGCCGTCACGTCCGAGCCGGTAGAGACGGACGTGGTGGTGGTCCCCCCCGTCACCGCCTCCGCGCCTGCGGCGCTGCGGTCTGTACCATGCCGTACCGTCCATGTCACGGAGGGCGTGCTAGAGCCTACGAGAACGGCACGTATCTCCGTGATGGTGATGGCGCGGTTGGTAAAGAAGATGCTGAGGTCTTCAGATGATGTCGGGTCTTCAACCGTGATGCTGCGCTCGAAGATAACCCCGATGTCGGTGCGCGTCTCGGCGTAGGTTCTGCCCTCAATACCGTTGGCCGTAAACTTGGCAAACTCGTTGTCATTGGGCGAGTCGTCAATCGTGACGAGGGCATTGTCCGTGATGGCGTGCTGGATGCGGTGGGCGTGGTCGCTGCGGGCAAAGGTGTCGGCTGTGCCCGTGGCGGCAGCCTGCACGCCATCTATGTTCCCCCCAGCCGCAGATGCCACCCACTTCAGGCCGCTTGCCGCAGCAGCGTCGGCCATGAGCATCGTGTCGTCCGCGCCTACCGTGAGGATCAGTGGGGTGTCATTAGCGCTGGCCGAGAGGAGATCGCCCTTCGCCGCGAAGATAGACTCCAGCACGTACCCTGTGTGCGGGTCTGCCGCTGCCTCATGCGCAGCAAGCTCGGCGTCCATTGCAGCGGTTCTGTACCCTACGACGATCCAGTTGCCGAAATAGAACAGGAGCGCCCAATCGGTTATGGTGTCCAGAGTGATGTCCTTGCCGCCTGGGCACTGAATCTTGGTTGCTGCCCCACCAGTGCCATGCTTCAGCACGACATTGTGTGCAGCGTTAGTCATGCCGATAAGGAGCCATTGGGCGGTAGCCTCAGCAGAGCCGGTGATGCTGTCCAGATCGTCAGAGGCAGCGCCGACTTCAGTATCAAGTGTGATAACGCTGGTGCTCCCTACGGTGATTGCCCCGCTGGCAATGGTGAGTTCTGTGGCGGTCTCAGCCATTGCGAGCAGGTTGCCCCGAATGACAGTAAGCTCCAGAGGGTCTGGAATGTTGGCTATGGGGACATCAGAGGCAGCATCTAAGGGGCAGTAGCCGCTGGCGGCACCCCTCTCCGACTCCTTCTGGTACTCGGTGTGCAGGTCCCCCGAAGCCAGCGTCCCGTGCTGCGTGCTACTGATTACGCCGGAGTGGTCCGTCGCGCTCTGAAGGGCGTGCAGTTGGGCGTGGGCTGAGGAGGTTATGGTCAGGGGGTCAGCCGCAGTCTGGGCGTCGTGCCGCTTCGCGTGCTTCAGGAGCAGCCTTTCGTTGGCTTGCACCTGCTCCCAGAGGGTTTGGAGTTGGCGCTTAATCTTCTCGATGTCCACGGCCTATTCCGCCTCTGGTATTTGCGTGTCTGCCTCCGGCCTAGCCTCCGCTTCGGGTAGCGCCTCTATCTGGGCGTCGATGCGGGTGATAACGGGCAGGGACGGCTCCCAGGCGTATGCGTCCGTGAAACCCACGACTACCTCTAGGAACATCCCGCCCTCGTTGTCGTTTATGTCAACCGTCGCTGGCAGGCCGTGTATCTCCCCGACGCTGTACCACCGCCGCCGGTCCCAGCGGTAGGCGAAGCGCAGGGTGTCTGCCTGCTGGAAGTCCTCGCCCCAGATACGGACAGAGAGGAGACGGTTGGGGCTGTTGAACTCTAGGCGCGACTGGTACAGCACGCCGGAGTCCGTACCCGCAACTCCCCCAGGGTCAGGGAACCGCCGCTGGCTGGCACCGAGGGCCGAGGAACCAAGGCTCGTGAGCACCACGCTATCGTGCGACTCGACGCCAAACAGGGTGAGGCCAGGGTCAACGCCTGAGCCCAGCGGCACGTCAGCCAGCGCCATCGCGTCTATCTGCGCCTGCGCGGGCAGCCAGCCCAGGTCGTGCCAGATGAACCGCCCGTCCTCTACCTTCCATGCCAGGAGGTGCGGGTAGATAGAGGCCAGGGCGCGGGCCAACTCGCCCGTGTAGCCGTCCGCGATAGCGAAGGGCTCCGTGCGCGAGGGGATGGGCCAGAGTTCCGTAGCTGTTGTCTGTCCTGCGCCGCCTCCACCCGTGCCAGGTTTGATGGGAATGGCAGCGATGGCCCACTCACCGGCACTCCCCAAAGTCCAAGACATTGTGACAGAACCCGCACCACCCTCAGAACTACCCGCTCCTCTTAACTGTCCACTTACGTTTGTATCCCAGCGTTCTGTCTGTCCTGCACCCCCAGCAGCAGTAGCATCATGGGCGGCCATGACATCAAGGACAAATTCACCCGCTGCGCTGGTAACAGCCACACTAGGGGTATTGCTGGTGGCCGTGGCCGAAGCAAACGTACCTATCGGAGTGGATTGGTCACAGCCAGTCCAACTTGTAGCACCGCCGACAATGCCCGTAGGTGTCGTGCCCAGCGTCACAGTTATCGTGGCTGTTCCCGAAAGTGGCGCGACCAGATACCATATTTCGACAGCTCTCCAAGAAGCCGATGCCTGTCTCCCGGCCTTTCTAAGCGCCACCCCACCGTAAGTGATGCTGGAGACCAATACAGCCTGGGGTCTTAGGGAAACACCAACAACCAAGATAAGGTCGGCTCCAGTGCATGTATGACTCCAACTGAGGGTAGCAGCCGTGCCAGTACTAGAAGATGCCGCATCGAACGCAAGTGCCATCAGGCCACCGCCGCGTCTGTGTGGAACAAGAACCGCACCCAGTATTTGCTCACGCTGTTCACCGTCCCCAGCCCCATGCTGGCAGGGATATTCCTGTCATTCCAACCCAGGTAGCCGCTGCGGGCAAGGGAGCAGTTGGGGATGCTGCGGAACGTCAGGTCTACGAGCGTCAGGGCCACCCACGCCGCCCCGTTGTAGTATTCGGCTGTGTCGAAGCCCGAAGTGGCCGTCGTGTTCAATGTCCCCATCTCGACGTAGCAGCCCTCGAACGGATAGTTGGCCCCCACGTAGAGGTAGTCCGCAGAGGCCGCGCCGCCAAGAGCTGTCAGGTCTACGACGGTGTTCGGGTTGTTGTCCGTAGCCGCAGCCGAGTAGTCGGTGAACACCGTATCGTTGTCCACCATGACAGCCACACCCAGCCCAGATGTGCCGGTGACTCCCGCGCCCCGCGTCTTGCCCGCGAAGGGCTCCTGTATCGCATAGCCCCACTCGCCGCCGTGTCCGATGGTCGTGATGCGCGTCATCGGTGTGTCGCGGCCAGGGAGGGCGTTGTTCGCCGGCCCTACCGACGTAGCCCGTAGCCCCTGGTCTATGTGGATCACGTCGCCATTCGCCAGCGGTACAAGCACGCCCAGGCCACCGACGCTCGCCGCGCCCTTGCCGTTGTCGGGATGAGGCGCTATCGAGGGCGTCAGGTTGATGAAGGTTGCACTCACGGGGTTGTAGGCGAAGACACCCTCAGCCTTGCAGACAATCACCACGTCGCCGATATGGGCCAGGGCGTTGATGGCATAGTGCGGTGCGCCCACCGTGATCGCCGAACCCCAGTTGGCAGTGGTGATCGGGTTGGCACCGGCTGGGCAGATACTTATTTGGTAGGCACTCTCGGCCCGCACCAGTCGCCCGTCGTCCATCGGCTCCATCTGGTAAGCGTGAACGTCATCGTCCTGGGCCATCGTGCCATCTGTTGCACGGGTAAGGATGTGGGCACCGGCACCGAAGCTGACGTAGACATACTCCGTCCCAGCACCGTTATCGTGCAGGCAGACCCCAACGGCAGCAGCCGTACCTGATAGGTCTTCAACTGAAGCCGTGTGGCCGTAACGGATAAGTTTGTTGCCTACAGGGGCGAAGAAGGCGAGGCCGTTATTGTCTTCCCAGACCACCACGCCGACAGCCGTATCCTTGTGGCCCGCGAGTGTGGCACGGAAACTGGGCGGGCAGAGGCTAAGTTGCCCTGGTATTCGGGCGTCACAGCCGCCGCTGAAGTGGTAGCGACTCGCGCTCTGACGGCGGTAGTCTCCGTATCCCTCGTGGCCGGTTCTAAGTAATGTGATCCACTCGGCCATGCTTCTTTGCCTCCGCCAGAACCTCAGCGTCGGGGATGGCAGGCCCCAGCAGATCACTCACTTTCTTGGCGACTTCTACGGGCATGGAGTAGACGCGGGCCGACCCATCGCCCAGGAGTACCCGCCCGTCCTCAGTCACGCCCACCTCCCAGTTATCGGTATGGGCCACGATGACGCAGCGCACGGTGAGTTCCCCGTCGATCTCCGTCAGGGGATAGATGTCGGACCATTGAGGGTGCAGGACATCGTTGGCGTCGTCGTGCTGGAAGATGGTCTTGCCCTCACCTATCTGGACCTGTCTAATAGCACCCATTAGATTGTCACCGTTCCAGTCTGGAGCTGCGGGAACCTAATCCTTGGCCTGCCGCCGCCCTTGTACTTGCTGTCCTGGGCGTATGCCTCGGCGCGCCAGACCTTGAGTAGCCCGCCCCACCTGTTCACCCACTCCCCGCCCTTGCGGTTCTTGTCCTCGGCGTCGTAGAGCCGCTGGAATACTCTCCGACAGGCATGAGCAGTCACGTAGTCCAGGTCACAGTTCGTAGTAGCAACGTCGGTGGCGAGGGTCGCATAGTTCTGCCACTCCTCAGCGTAGACGGGATAGGCACCTAGTGCACCTGGCCCCAAGATCAGGTCAAGGCCGCCCTGCACCTGGTCGATGTCGTACTCCAGGTCTTCACCGCGAGAGAACTCGTCGGGCTTAGTGCCCAACCGATGATAGACGCGGCCTATCTGGTTCATGTCCGTGATACGGGCGGGAAGGCTGATACGCCGGTCGCCCACGCGCACGAGGTAGAGGGCAGCCCAGTAGCTATCCGCCGTTGCGCTAGACGATCCAAGGCGCACCGTTATCTGGTTACATCCTGTTGGGATGGTGAAGGCAGAGTGTAGGCAGACCCATGCGTTCAGGTGGGTAGCTGTGGCAGCGCCATCAAGGGTGATCGTCGCAGGGGTGGTAACGTCGTAGACCGTGAGGACGGGCACGGTGATGCTAGAATGGCACAAGACATTCACGTAGTACGTGTCGCCAGGGACAACGCTGATATAGGACGCTGGGGCCAGATAGGCGTAACCGTTGCCTGCCGAGTTGTTGACGAACAAGGTCTGTCGGGCAAAACGGTGCGGGAAGCCCGTAGCGTCTGTCTTCGTGAGCGTCGCACCCGAACCTGTCCAGTAGGTTGCCACATCCGCAGTGGCCGTCTCCATGTCGCCGTCTAGGGCTAGACTGAGGACGAAGGGCACCCACGCCCC